CCTGGCTTTGCTTTTGGATACTTTGTTAATGATTACATCTTTGACAACTCTGGCGACCTAGACGAGTTCGGTGGAAGGTATTGTGTTACACCACAGTTCCCTGATGGCACATATGCATACTTCTACAGTGTTGATATCGACTCTAGTGGTGTTGCTAAACCAAAATATCCATATCTACTTGGAAATAAATTTAAAGATACTCCTATTGAAGAAAATTTTGTAACTTTCTTCAACCAAGACATTGATATTATTTCGAGAAATCTTACTAGAAACATATCACCATATTATCTCTCATTTGGTAATTCTGACTACGAACTTATTGATGATGTTAAAGATGCCCTAAAACAAGAGTTTGAAGTTACTAAAACTAGAAGTGCTGGTATTACTTCAGTAACTATTTTCTCCAGAGGAGATGGATATAAGGTGGGTGATACTCTAACCTTAGATTCTAAAGGAACAAACGGAACTGGTGCGAATATTGTTGTAGATGAACTTCTTGGTAAGGAAATTGATACCGTAGAAATAGGCATATCTACATTTATCAACACTACTTTAAGATTAAACAAAAAAGAAATAATTGGTGTCACTACAGAACCACATGATATCATTGATGGTGAAACTATTTCTATAAGTGGTATAAACACAGCTCAATTTACTGAATTTAATGGTCTTAGAAAAGTCAGTGTTGTAAGTAGAAGAGTAGGGTTAACAACATACTTAAATAATGTAACTAACACTGGAGTAAGTACACATATATTCGTTACTGACACACGAGGATTCAATCCTAGTGATACTATTGGAATAGGTACAGAAAAATTTGTTATTACTGGTATAGATACTAGTTTTTCTAGATTATTTGTAAACAGAGAAAACTATGTCGGTGCTGCAATGACTCACGCAGCTGGAATTGACAATGTTATCTTAAAACCCAATAAATTCTCTTTCCCTGTTGGTGCTTCTACTGTAACTAGATTTACTTTTGAAAATTATATAACCTATTTCAATCCACAACAAACAGTTGGTGTTGGTTCTACAGGCACACACTACACACTTCCTGTAACTGGTTTAAGTACAATACAAACTGTAGAAAACAGATTTGTACCACAACAAAGAATTTATATTAAGGATCATAAGTTCTTTACTGGTCAGAAACTTTCCTACAACATGGGTATTGGTGGAACATCACTTGTTTGGGCAAAAGTTGCTGCTGGTGCAACATCTGGAGTAGGAACAGAAGTTTTACCTGATGGAGATGTATATGCAATCAATTTTGAACCTGATTACATTGGATTAGCTACTGTAGCATTCTCTACGGCTGCTGATGCGATATGGTTCTACAATGTCGCTTCTAATTCTGGGTTTGCACACTCATTAGCGACTAATTTTGAACAAGTAACATCTAAAGTTGAGAAATTTTTCGGAAAAGTAGGAGTTAAGTCGGATCATGAACTTGAAAGTGGTGATTCAATCACTATTGATGCTTTACCTCAATCCACAGAGGAAGTGATTATAAGATATGACCCAGTTCTTGCTAAAGTAACTACAAAACGAGTAGGATTTACATATACAAGTTTTTCTGCTGATTTGACTGAAATAAACATCAGTGATGATGATTTACAAAGCGGTGATAAGGTTGTTTACTATGATAATGGAAATACTATCAACGGATTGATTAATAATGAGACATATTTTGTTCTTAGAGAAAATACTGACTTCATAAAATTATGTAAGTATAAGTCTGATGTATTTGATTCCAATCCTGTTTCAATTTCAACAGTAACGACAGCGAGTGCGAATAATTTAAGCTTCCTTGCTAAAATTAATCCACCTCTTGATTTTACAACTGGTAATACTATAACATTTGATGTATCTGACCAAAGTTTGTTAGATATGAGATTAGACTTCTTTGAGGATGTTAATTTTAACAATAAACTGGATGTTAACGGCACTAATTCCACAGGATTCAATATTACTAGGAGTGGTATATCTGGAAACACTGATGCTACTGTGACTATTAACACTAATATCAATTGGCCAAGAAAAACTTTCTATAATCTTACACCTGTTGTGCCATCAGACACTAGGAAAACATTTGGATCATCTGATATTGAAGTTACTGGTAGAAATAACATAACATTCAAAGATTTGATCATAAGAAATCAACATTCAGTTTTGAAGATTGATGATAGAAACTTCTCTTTCAATTTAAAAGAAAAACCACTAGAATCTCAGAAGTTTGTTTCTAGAACTGGTGTAAGTACTATCACATATAGTACAACATCATCAACTGCTAGAGGCCCTATTTTCAAAACTAAAATAAACTTCCCAGGCAGAGGATACACCATCCTACCTAAAGTTGTTGGTTTTGCTAGCACTCAAGGTCGAGATGGAATTGTAAAAGTATCATCTCCCGATATTGGTAAGATAGATCTGATTGAAAGAATCAAAGATGGATTTGATTATCCAACAGACCCCACTCTATTACCATTCTTAAGTGTTCCAGCAATTGTTGATATAAGTGGCATTTCTAGAATAAATGAAATCCAAGTAACTGATGGTGGAGTTAGATATAATCAGCCACCAACTCTTACTGTTCGGGGTAATAGTAATGTTCAAATTGCAGCTCATATAGAAGGTGGATCTGTTAGTAGAGTAGAAATAATCAAAAATGCTTTTGAATTTAAAGAGCCTTTAAGTATCATTACAACTAATAACTCTAATGGTTATGATATTGATGCTATTAGTCATAGTGGTACTACAGTCACTGCCGAATTACTATTAGATGCACAGTTCAACATTCCAGTGACAACTGGTTTTGCATCTACAGAAACCAAGTTACCATTTGCTATTGGTGACAAAGTATTTGTTGAGGGATGTAGATTAAAACCATCATCTGTACTTGCTGGAGAGGCAAACTTCAACTCCACTGATTATGACTCATCTTTCTACACAGTTACTGGCGTAAACACATCAAATGCAACTGTAGAATTTAGTATGGCAGATGCACCTGGCATATCTACAGTTACTTTAGGATCTTATGATGATGATTTCACTCTAGGAAGTATTGTCAACTTTAATGATATGGCTAAGTTCCAAATGACAATCATTGATGACGCCAAATACTTATCAGGTGAAAAAGTAACTTCTACTAAGTTTGAAGGAGTTGTTTCTGAAAATGGTTGGGATGTTAATATAGGACAACTAAGACTTAGTGATACCATAGGTTCTCTAAGGCCTGGTGATACATTGTTCGGTGAGGTTTCCAAATTAGAAGGCCAAGTAAGAGATGTAAACAGATTTAGTGTTGAGACCACTGTTGGAGTCACTAGAGACAAAGTTTCTAAAAATGACATGAACATTGGTATTCTTAATGATTTCAGTCAGAGATTATCCGATAACTTCTACTTCCAAAAGTTTTCATATTCAATTAAGAGTAGATTACCATACACAACATGGAAAGAATCAGTTAAATCTATTGTTCATCCATCTGGATTCTTGGAGTTCTCTGATCTTATCATTGAAAGTGATCCAATTGCAAATGCCCCTACCGTTGTAGGAATTGCTAAGTCTACTAACATGAAGGTAAAACCAGTCGATTCTTCTGTTGAACTTATCTTGAATATTGACAAAGAAATGTACATGGGTAGAAGAGATAATTTTGCCATAGTCACAGAAGACGATCCTTTACCTGATGGATCAGTTCAGAGAGTATTCTTCCCAGAAGGTAGACCAATAAAGAGTTTCATTATGAACAAGACTAATAAAGTCTTAAACCTAGATGATATCTCTGACGGTTTTAATGGTGCCCATGATAGAACAGGAACTCTAGTTGGTAGTAAACAATTCCAATTAACCACTGGCGGAAAACCAGTATTTAAAAAATCATTCCTAGCTACTGGGGTGATGACTCAAGTTGATTTACTTCTCAATACCATACAAATACAGAATCATGATTTCCAAACTGGACAGGCAGTTTCATATGATACTCAAGGTGGAGATAGACTTAGTATCGCAACTACTTCTCATGCCTTAGGAACAAAAGATATTGTTATGTCTGTTGTTACATCTGGTATAGGTGGAAGTTCAATGTATGAAAACGGATACAATGTTCAAATTCCAGGCCCCGTGACAGGTACTGCTGTAACAGAAAATCCTCCAGGCGCTCTATTCAGAATATATGGATTTGGAAATGCAAATGGAGGTGTGCCTGGCCAAGGAGGAAGTGGTAGTGGATCTATATTCCAAGTTAAGTTTGACTTTGACCAAACTACAGGACAATGCATATCCACTGCTGTTACTCTAATCAACGGTGGTAGGGATTATATCGTAGGTGATAACGTAAGTATTGCTGGTACATATCTTGGTGGTGCAACTCCAGCAAACAACTTGACATTCCCTGTAACCAAAACAACAGGATCAAGAGTTGGAATAGAAACAACATATACCAATATTCCATCAACCAATGACGGTAGTGGATCAGGAGCAACGTTCAATGTAACTAGAGATGCCAACTTAGACATTTCTGGTGTGAGTGTTGTTACTGGCGGAACTGGATATGCAACTACAAATACTATCTCTATTGCAGGGACATACATAGGTGGTGCGACTCCAGGCGATAATATTACATTGACTCCTATAGAGTGTGGAAGAAACACACTACCTGATGAGTTTTTTATTCAGAAAGTAGATGATCTTAAGTTTAGAGTTGCTGGATTCTCCACATCATTACCATTTGATATTACTGCTTTAGGAACAGGAACACATCTACTCAAAGTTTTAGATCCAACTAAACAGACTTTGATCATGGTTGACAATATTATTCAAACTCCTCTTACAAATAAGAGACTGAAAGTTACAGTATCTGAAGCAGTTGGTATCAATACAGAAACTATAACAGTTAGTGCTGGAATAGGATCATTGACTAAGGGTGATGTATTGAGATTAGATAATGAATATGTTAAAGTAAAACAGATAGGTGATTCTACATTTGTTAATGCAAGAACAGCAGAAATTGAAAACACTGTCGATAATGCTTTCTTCTATGATACTAACAGATCTAACTCAACAGTTATTAAAGTTTCTGATACTTCGGTGACTTTAGATGATAACCCTCCATATTAACTATAAATAAAGAAAAAACGTTTTTAAGTAATGTCTAAACAAGGGATTAGTACTGGTTCGGCTCCTAATGATGGGACGGGCGATACCCTATTGGCAGGGACTATTAAGATAAATGATAATTTTAACGAGATATACGATAAGTTCGGAGACGGTACTAATCTTGTAAGTTTTGTTTCTTTTGCTAGTACTGCTGGGTATTCTACCAACTGTGGTATTGCATCAACTTCTGTTCTGGCTGGTCTTGCAGCGAGTGTTACAGATAACATTGATATTAATACATCTGGTGTTGTAACAACAAGTTATGCAGATGTTGGTAAAATTACAATTCAACAGCCTGGTGCAATTACAGATGGCCCAATTGAAGTTGGTTTTGCTGCAACAATGTTCCGCATCAAAGCTGATGGTATGGTTGGCATTGGAACATCTCTGCCTACATCTCAACTAGAAGTCGCATCATTTTCAAATGAAAGACCAACTATATGGGCAGTTGCAAAGGGCAATGGACATGGATTACGAGTATCAGATCAAGATGTTTCAGATAATAAGTCTTTTGTAGTTACTAATGAAGCATATACTGGCATAGGATCTACTGCTCCTACATGTAGATTGGATGTTAAAGGAGATATTTTAGTCAGTGGTGCAAGCACGCTGATGGATCAGGTTAACTTTAACTCTGATATTACTGAAAAAGTTGTAGGAAACTTTAGTGATGTCATGACTGTAAGTGCAGGCGGTACTTTTACGATTGACGTTTCACAGGGATCTGTAATATGTGGTGTTGCAACAACATCTATTAGTTCATGGGCATTTACAAACGTAAGTGGTCAGAACAGTAAAGCAACCACAGCGACACTAATCATAAATGCAGGGGTAGGTTATACTTATGGTGATACAGTAACAGTGAATGGGGCATCAGTTGCAACAGGTATTAGATGGGTGGGTGGAAATCCTCCGCCAGCCACATCAAACGAAGATATTTTAACGTTCAGTGTCATTAGGGATAGTACTGGAGTTACGAGAGTGTATTGCAGTAGTTCTATTAACATTAGTTGAGGGAAACGATTAAATGCCAAGGACTACGCCTGGATCAGGAGCCCTCTTAAAACCATCTTTCGATTCATTCTATGGAGTCAGTTCTATAGAAGTTTTGAATGGGGGAACAGGCTACGCAAAAACAGATCCACCTAAAATTGTAATTGAAGGAACATCCTCCCCAGCGGTAGAGGGAGTCTTTTTCCCAGTTATAACTGGTGTTGGAACTATATCGGAAGTTATTATCTTTAAATCTGGAGAAGGTTACTATCCAGTTTTTAGCACATCTTCATCTTCTGAAATTGCTGTAGAAAGAGGAGCTTTTGGTACACAAGCCACTGGTCATGGAGCTGGTATTGCATATTCTGTTTTTGCTGGTGATTATAATATTGTTGATGATAATATATTCTTTACTGATGCACCTTATGGTAAATCTGGCCCTGCTGGACTTCAAACTGGGTCATCATTCTCTGGTAGGTTATTTTCTAGAAAATTAGATCCTTTTGATACAAAAGATCAAAACGTAATTCTAGATGATATATCATTAGATTTTACAGGTGTTGCTGGAACACAATTTACATTATCGGAAAATACTGGTGTTGTAACTGCTCTTTACAACAGTGTGAATACTGGTGTAGATATTAATAATAATCCATTTATTTTAATCAACAATATTGTTCAAACTCCAGGCCTTGATTTTGAAATAGTAGATAGTGCAGAAAATAAAATTAACTTTCTAAGTGGAGTTCCTAGAGCTGGAAGAATAAGTAAAGTAGGACTTCAAACTGGATCTGGATATTACTTACCCACCAAAGCTGCAGCAAGAGTCGGTGTCGGCACAACTGGTAGTCTTGAGTTTATTCAGATAGAAGGAAAAGGACAGGGATATAGAGAAGTACCAGAAATAAGTGTAAGATCATCCCAAGGTTACGGTGCAAGTATTACCGCCTTCTTAGGTGAATCTTCCTCGAGCAGCATTGCAATTTCCACTGTAACTTACAATCATATTGCTGGTATTGCTACATTTAATACTGGTGCAGTATCTCATGGATTTGAGATTGATGATAGAGTTAGAATCACTGGTGCTGGGTTTACATTTACTCCTGTATCTGCTGCAAGAAATATCAACACATTTGGATTTAACTACATCTCAGGTATTGCAACTATAGGTGTAACTGGTGGCCACTATATCGGTGTGGGAGAGAATCAAAGTAGAAGTTTACTTTTACAAGGTATTCAAGTAAGTGACGGTATATCCACATACACCCTCAGAGAGGACGCCTATCCAATTACAGAAGTAATTGACAGTCTTAACGTCTTAGTTAACTTGGGCATTGCCACACAACCTTTAACCTATGAAGGAGGTGGAACTGTTCGTGCTGGTGTAGACACTGCCATCATGGAGGGTAGAAACGTAATAGGTTTTGATATTTTAGGAATAACAACAAATACTTTTGAAACCTTTGTTGGTATATCAACTTTTGAACATCAATATGTCACTGGTGGCGTAATCAATAGAGCAGAAGCAGGTATTATTACAAACTTTAGTATTGTTGAAGGTGGAACAGGTTTCTACAGACCTAGAGAAATATCTTTCCTAGATCAAACTCCTGTAAATGGAATTACAACCATTACTGCTTTTGGTGATCAGGTAGGAACGAGTATAAACATATCTGAATTAGATTATGAGTCATTCTCTGGTGTTGCAACCATTCATGCGGCATCCTCTCATGGATTGACAACTTCAAGTGTTGTTAAACTAACTGGTATTGCATTTAGCACTGGTGTTGGAGATATAATATTCCCATCAGATTCTCAAAAATATTTTGGTGTCACAGGTATCATAAGTGCAAAGAACTTTACTGTGAATATCGGTGCTGCGATGACAACCACTGGCATCCATACTGCACAGTCTGGTATTGGGTCATTCATAGAATTTGAAGGACATGGATTAGAGACTGATGATTATGTTCAAACCACAGGTATTGCAGTCACATTTACAAGTGCTCCAGCGGTTCAAGTTGGACATGTTGAATATGATGAGAGGTCTGGTATTGCAACTGTCACTACAAGAAAGAATCATAATCTTACAGAAGATGATTGTGTTGTTCTTTCTGGTATTGCATTTACTTGCGACTACGACCCTGCCCTAGGCGTTTCTAGTGCATTATATGATAACA